GTTAGAGCAAAGAGATACAACTTTCATTGACGAATATAATCTTGATAGAGCTAACAATACAGGCACTCCAAGATACTACGCTAATTGGGATGAGGACACTTTTATACTTGCCCCTACGCCTAATGCAGCTATTACAGTTGAGCTTTGGTATAATAGAACACCTGAAAGGTTAGGTGACGGTACATCTGGTACATCAACTACAACCTACATATCTAACACAGCATCATCAATTTTAATCTATGGTGTAGTGTCAGAGGCTTTTTCTTACTTGAAAAATCCTACATATGTGCAATTATACGATCAAAAGTACAATCAAGCTGTACAAGGTTTATCTACAACCCAAATGGGTAGAAAACGTAGAGACGAATACGCAGATGGAGTCCTGCGTGTGCCGTTACAATCAGTGGCTCCAGGAGGTAAATAAAAATGGCGATTACACAAGCGGTATGTGATAGCTTTAAAAAGGAGTTGTTAGAAGGTGAACACGACTTTCGATCCTCTGGTGGCGATCAATTTAAGTTAGCTTTGTATGGTTCTTCTGCTTCTTTAAGTAACACAACAACAGCATATACAACTTCACAAGAAGTTAGTGCATCAGGCACCTATTCTGCTGGTGGTGGAAACTTAACAAGCACAGGTGCTGGAGCAACAAACAATACTTCATTCATTGATTTTAGTGACATTAGTTTTACAAGTGCTTCAATCTCAGCTCAAGCTGCTGTGATTTATAATTCAAACACTTCTGCAACAACAAATACAAATGCTGCAGTTATGGTTTTAGATTTTGGAGCAGTAAAGACATCAACATCAGGAACATTCACAGTACAATTCCCAACTAACAACGCTACAAGTGCTATCTTAAGAATCACTTAAGTTTAACGCCAGGTAAAGCGTTATGTTTTTTGGTAAAACCACATTTGCTGAAGATTCTTTTGCTTCGCAAGGTATAAAAGATGTAAGCGTTTCTGTTTCGGGCCAAAGCTTATCGACAGCTATTGGCACAGAAGATGCTGTAACAAGTGTAACTGTAGTGCCAACAGGCATTGCAGTCAGTTCTACACAAGCCTCCGTCACAATATTTCTTCCTGATGTTACTGCTACACCGACAGGTATAGCTGTTGCAATACAGAATATAGGTGCCTACTCAGTTGCTGCTGGTGGTGAAACATCTATCATTGTTGGTAGTGAAAACTTACTTAACACAAGTGTTGGTACTTCAACTGTTCAAACAGACGTTATTGCTTTACCATCTGGTATTGCTTTATCTTCTGCTATAGGCACAGCCACACAAACAAGTGCCGTTGTAGCAACTCCTACCGGTATTGGTATGACCTCTGCTCGTGGCTCCATATCCTTTACAAGTGATTTAATTGTCGACCTTACAGGCAACGGTCAGTCTATGTCGACTGCTATTGGCACAGAAACGTTCCAAGGTAGTGTCGTTGTTACACCAACGGGTATAGCAACTACAACGTCCATAGGCACTGCGGTTGCTACTCCAAGTATTACTGTAACTCCGACAGGTATTGCTATGACTTCTGCGATTGGCACTGCAGCAGGTGTGCCGGTTACAATAGCTGCCGTCAATGGTATTGACATGACCGTCACTATCAGGACACCGGGTGTTCTAGCATGGTCTCCAGTTGTACCGGGTGTATCTAATACATGGACAGCGGTGGATGATAGTGCTACAAATACATGGACAGAAGTAGATGACAGAGAGGTAGCTTAGTGCTATAAAATATCATGGCTTTCGTAATTAATGACAGAGTAAAAGAAACAACCACAACCACCGGAACAGGAACTTTTGCCTTAGGTGGAGCGGTTCAGGGATTTGAAACATTTGGTGCAGGAATAGGTAATAGTAATACTACTTACTATGCTATATTTAATCCAGGCACAGCAGAGTTCGAAGTAGGCTTAGGCACACTTGACGGTGATAGTTCTGATTTAGCGAGAACTACAGTCATATCTTCATCTAATAGTGATAATGCAGTAAACTTTACTGCAGGAACAAAAGACATTTTTTGTACCTTACCTGCTTCTAAAGCAGTAGTAGAAGATGCAAGTAATGACGCTAGTATTGGTAACAACTTAACAATTGGCTCACAACTAAGAATGCCTGACAATACGGCAGGTAAAATACTTGTTGGTGATGGTACAAGTTTTCAAGAAGTTGCAGTTTCAGGTGACGCTACTTTATCTAGTAGTGGTGCATTAACAGTTTCAGGAGGAGTAACAGCAGGGTTTGTAATTGCCCTTTCGGTTGCCCTTTGATACAAATATGAATAGGAGATAATTGAGTGGCACAAGATTTTGAGAGAAAAATACCTTTCAACGGTTCAGGCGATATTGCCATTGGAACTACTGCAAGAACAGTTTTAACAGCTAATAGTGATGATGCACTTATTGGTATTAGATTAGTGAACATTACGAATGCAACTATCAAAGCTAACGTGTACGTTACAAGCACAGCGAGTGGTGGATCTGCAAATTCTTTTTTAGTTTATCAAACACCAATAGCTGCAGGAGGACAGTACGAAGCTATAGATGGAGGATCGAAAATTGTACTTCAATCGGGCGATGCCCTTTTAATACAAAGCGATACAGCCGCAAGTCTACATGGCTGGATTTCATTTATTGATAGTATTAGCACATAGGAGTCAACATGGGGTATCTTGGTAATCCAGTAACAAAAGATTTTACAGCAACAACATCAGCGCAAACACTCACAGGAGACGGATCTACTGCATATGCACTATCTAAAAGTGTTGCAGTGCCAGAAGATATAGCTGTGTTGAGAAATGGTGTTCGTCAAAAACCAACGACTGACTATACAGTCAATGCTGCACAAATAACTTTTACAACAGCATTAGCAGGATCAGACAGTTGTTTCATTGTATTTTTAAATGGTATCACAACGGATCAAAACACTCCTGGTGCAAACAGTATTCAACCTAGCATGATGACATCTTTTAATGGTGTGTATCAAAACTTACAAACAGTCACTGCCACAACAACAGTAGCAGCGACAGACAATGCAATGCTTGCGGGCCCTGTAACATTTACAGGCACCGTCACAGTGGAGGGTAATCTTACAGTCGTATGAGCACCATTGAAGTTAATAGCATTCAGCCTTTATCATCAGGAACTACAGTAACATTAGGCGCAAATGGTAAAACTTTAAGTATACCATCTGGTTGTACAATAACAAATAGTGGTACAGCTACAGGATTTTCAAAAGTTTTAGGTATGTCGACTGCTGTATATGAGGGTTCAACATCTACAACATCTACAAGTTTTAGTGATATTGTAACTGCTACTCATACTCCAATCGCTCAAAACTCAAAATTTTTAATTGAAGGTTTAGGCGGCACGGTTCAAACTGTGAATGATAAATATTTAGTTTTAAGATGTCAGGTTAAAGAAAATAGTGGTAGTTTTGCTACAATTAATGTGTCGGGTGGTAATCAATGGACATCAATAACTGGTGGTCATGTGTCTTATGTTAATGCACCAAATGCTTGGGCGTACTTCTATACGCCAACGGATACTTCATCACTATCAAGTATTGCATTCAAATTTCAGTATTCGAGACAAAATACATCAGGTACTGTAACTTTTGGTATTAATAATTTTGCTGGAAGTGGTTGTGATGGAGGTTTTTTAGTTAAAATAACGGAGATGGCAACGTAATGGGAACAATATTCGTAGATAACTTAGAACCGCAATCAGGCACTAGCTTAACGCTAGGAGCGAGTGGTGATACAGTATCCTTAACCTCAGGAGCAAAGACTTCTGGATTTGGTAAGGTCGGGCAAATAGTTCAGGGATCAGCTTCTACAGCAGTAAATGTAACATCAAGTAGTTTTACTGATACAGGATTAACTGCAACTATCACACCTACTAGCACATCAAGTAAAGTAATGATCCATGTAACTCAGATGTTATCATCTGATAGAGATAATGAAGATTGCTGGTCTAGATTAAGACTAGTAAGAGATGGTTCTGGATTATCTGGTCTTGAATGGTCAAAATTAGAATGGGATGAAGCTGGAGGCGTAGGTGCTGTAAAAGCTGGTGGATTAACAACTTTTTGTTACCTTGACTCCCCATCAACAACAAGTGCTGTAGTGTATAAATTACAAGGTAGTGCTGGAGCTAGTGGTAGTAATTCTACTGCAAGATTTCAAATGGGTAACGAAAGTTCATTTATACAATTAATGGAGATTTTAGACTAATGTCAAAGATACTTGTTGATACCATAGACACTAGAAGCGGAACTTCTACCTTGACATTGGGTTCCACCAATGCGGGTACGATTGCCTTGGGCAGTGGTGATGTGCAAAGTAATTTTTTATATCCTGCTTTTTTAGCATATTTAAGTTCAAATCAAACAGTATCAAATAACACAGTTACAAAAATATCATGTGATACAGAATCACTAGATACAAATTCAAATTACGACACAAGCAATTATAGGTTTACACCTACTGTTGCTGGTAAGTATTTTATTTATGGTGCTACACAGACTTCTACTGATGCAAGTGCATTAAGTTTTGCACAAGCCATTATTTACAAAAATGGAGCTTATGCATCAGAAAACACTATTGATTTCAGAGGTGGTTCAGGTGGTGCAAGTAATATTGTATTTACAAGTGTTATTGCAGATTTAAATGGAAGCTCAGATTATGTAGAGCTTTTTGGAAGAATAAACAGTAGTAGCAATCACAGCTTTCAAGGTGGTTCATTTCCAATTAATTACTTTGGTGGATACAGGATCGGATCATGAGCACATTAAAAGTATCAACAATCTCGCCTCTTGGCACTGACGCTACGAAGACTATTACTCTTGGTGAGAGTGGTGGTACATTAGGTATTGCCTCAGGTGCAAAGACATCAGGCTTTGGTAAGATCGGTCAAGTTGTAAGCACTACAAAAACGGACACTTTTACAACAACATCAAGTTCATTTACAGATATAACAGGTTTAAGTGTTAATATAACACCAACGTCAACATCAAGTAAAATTTTTGTTTCAGGGACAATATTTGGTAGTCAAGATGTAAACGCAAATAGAACTTTTTTAAAACTATTAAGAGATTCGACTGGTATAATGGTTGGCGATGCAGCATCAAATAGACCCTCAGCCACAAGCACCCTTGCATCACCACATGGAGATATAGGTCAAGCTGTAGGGATTAATTTTTTAGATAGCCCCTCATCAACTTCACAACAAACTTATAAAATGCAAGTTGCAGTCACAGCAGGTACAGGTTCAGCTTTTATTAATAGAACAGAAAATGATACAGATGAATCGACTATGCCTAGATTTGCATCTACAATTACAGTTATGGAGGTATTAGACTAATGTCAGTAACAACGATATCTATAAATTCATTTGCTAGTGGCACAACTCTTGGAGTTGATACTGGAGGAATAATATCTTTTGCAAATACTTCTATACCAAGTGGGTTTTTACTTTGTGACGGATCTGCTGTATCAAGATCAACTTATTCAGATTTGTTTACAGCAATAAGCACAACTTATGGAACTGGAGACGGATCATCTACATTTAACTTACCTGATTTAAGAGGTAGAGTTTTAGCTGGAAAAGATGACATGGGTGGATCTGCTGCTAGTAGACTTACTTCTAGTGGTGCAGTCAATGGTACTGGATTAGGCAATTCTGGTGGTGGTGAAAGTCACACTCTTACAACTGCTCAATTAGCATCACATAGTCATAGATATGGACACACAAATGCTTCAGCTTCTACTGGAAGTGGTGGTAATAGAGATGCTCTACCTAATGCTCTTCCATATGACACAGAGGCTACTGGTGGAGGCCAAGGTCACAATAATGTTCAACCAACAATTATAATAAATTATGGAATAAAAACATGAGATTAACAATTATACCGACTGATAAAGTAATTATCATTGATGGAGTTGCAGTACATTTAGATATAAATGGTGCTACGGAATTTCCGACAACTGACAGTAACATTCATGCTATTCAATGGTATGAAAATAAAGGTTCAAAACAAAAAGTTGATAACAGCGAATTAGAATGGTTTGATGATAAAAACATCTTAAATGATTATATAGCTGCACATGAAACTGAAATTAAAAGATTAGAGGCGTTAGAGAAGTAATGGGCTACTTAGGAAATCCAATAGTACAAGGTAACTTTTCTCAGATTGATGATTTGAGCGGGAGCTTTAATGGATCAACAACACAGTTTACGATACAAGTAGGCAGCACGACACAAATTATTGGCAGCCTCAATCAACTATTAATACACATCAATGGTGTGTATCAAGTGCCTGGTACAGCGTTTACTGCAGGATCATCTAGTGGTACAATAGCATTTACTGCAGCCCCTGCCAGTGGTGCAACCTTCTCAGGTATTATCTTTGGTGATACTTTTGATGTGGGAGCTCCAACAGATGCAACGGTGACAGCGGCCAAACTAACAAGTATTAATGGTGCGTACAGAAATGTACAAACATTAACAGGGGGACTTTCTATTGCAGCAACGGAAAATGCAAGTATAGTAGGTCCTGTAACAGTGTCCTCAGGACAGACAATAAACGTAGCTAGTGGTGGAACACTAGTCATATTATAGGAGTAAACAATGGCAGATTGTGCACAAGCAATACAGTCGATCGGCACTTACGAATTTGTAGTTCGTGGTAATGTGACTACTGAAGCTGAGTTCAACGCAAACGTTGAATGGGTTGTAGGTAAAGACTCCAACGACACAGCTATTATGGGTGCAAAGCCAGATGCTGTTACTTGGACAAAAGTTAAAGCCGATATGGACAAACAAGATGCATTCGCATCACAGAAAGTAATTAATCAAACAGCAA